TACCGTTGAAGGATGTCATATTGCCATTTGTAAAATACAAACATCCAAAGTTACAGAGCGTCTTAGAAGATATGAAGAAACAGGTAGTATCTTCTAAGGAGCGAAAAAGCTATGAGAATAGGTTTGTTATCTCAAATGTGGTATATTCTGTAGGAGTTGGTGGAATTCATTCTATCCATACTCCCAAGATATTCCTCCCAAAAGATGACGAGGTGATTGGGCACGCAGATGTGGCGTCTATGTACCCGTCCTTGCTCATTGAGTATCAATGGGGTCCTCGTCATTTGGGAAAACTCTTTTGCGACCTCTTTGCAGGCTTAAAAGCCGAAAGGTTGGAAGCGAAGCATACAGGTCAGAAAGTTAAGAACATGTTTCTGAAAATTGTGCTTAACTCTCCTACAGGCAAAATGCAACAGGAGGTGAGCTGGATGTATGATCCTTTTAATGTATTTAAGATACGTATCAATGGCCAATTGATCCTTTTAATGCTCGTAGACAGGCTTTTAGAGCTTGGATGTGAGATTATTCAGGTCAATACAGACGGAGTCGTCTACAGGGCTAAAAAGGGCCTTAAACAGGCTATTTCAGATGCTATTAGAGAAGTTGAAAGTATTACACGTCTAGAATTCGAATCTGATGAGTATGAAGCATTCTATCAGTATGCCATCAATGACTACTTTGGGGTCTTGAAAGGCGGAGAAATAGAAGAAAAAGGTATGTTTATTACGCAAACAAAGCTTGGGAAAGGGCTATCGCCTGTGGTCATTCCTAAAGCTGTGATAAACTACTTTGTCCACAAAATACCAGTGACAGAAACTATTGAGAAGGATAGAGATATCCGTGATTTCTTAATGTCACAAGCAGTAGATAAGAAGTTTAAAGTTATACACGGTGATAAACCTGTACAACGTATCAATAGATTTTACGCAAGTACAGATGGTCCTTATCTGTTTAAAAAGGACATAAATACTGCTCCCTCGGAGGGGATGAGTAACATGCTAACGAAGTCAGGAGTAACAATCTTGAACAAGTTTGATGAACGTCCGATAGAAGATCGGAAGATTAACTATCGTTACTACATCAGTGAAGCCAAGAAGATTATCGCTGACTTTACTGAACAACAATTGGATTTATTCCTATGATAATCGAATTAAACACAAAAATCCTGGAAGCATTTCCAGGTATCAATATGAATCAGTTAGTATTCCTAAGTATGGTATTGGGTAAGAATCAACCAAAATATCAAGACGTCCGCAATGTTATCAGCCTTATAAGCGACGACGAAATATCATACTTAGTCTCTCAAGAACTAGTAACCACGATAGAGAGTGGTGAGTCAATTACATATCAACCGACAGAGAAGCTGCTTAATGCTATTCTGCCAGAGAAAGATTATTTTGATCTATTCTATGATATGTACCCAGTGTACGTAATGCGTAAAGATGGGACAAAATCCTATCTACGAGCAAATGTTAACAAGTGCCGTCACTTCTTTAATCAGAAGTGTGGAAAGAGCTCAGCTATGGCTGAACATTTAATCAAATGTCTGGACTACGAAATTTCAAAGCGTATGCGAGAAGGTAGTCTCGGATATATGATGACCATGTGGAACTGGTTAACACGCTCGCAATGGGAAGCAATTGAGGAAGAAATGCAAGATACTAAACAACAAACAGTAAATTCTTATGGAACAGAGCTCATTTAAACCACGTCCTATGAGTATAGTGGCCCAAGAGGCCATTGACTACGTAAGAGGACGGAGAGAACATAACATTGTATCTCTCAAGACTAGGTGGGCTAAGTTCAATAAGCAGTGTATGGGAGGTATTGAACCTAATACCGTTTATACCATAGCTGGTATTTCTGGATCGGGCAAGAGCTCTTGGGCTAATCTTGTTCAAACTGATTTAATTGATCTTAATCCTACAGAAGAAGTAATTATACTTAACTTCTCGTTAGAAATGGTTGCATTTAGGCAAGTTGGAAGAACGCTTTCTAATAAGCTCAGGAAAACGACTTCGACTTTGTATAGCTCGGAAACGAGCCTTGACGACGCTACATTTGGAGCAGTTGTTAAAGTATGCAGCCAGCTAAAGACGTATCCTATCTATTTCGTAGATAGTCCTGTTACGCCCATGCAAGTTAGGGAGATTATAGATAACTTCTACAATGAGCACGTCAAAGGTACGAACAAGCACTTCATAGTCTTGTATGATCATACTTTATTGACCAAGCCCATTGGGTCTGTACTTGAAACTATAGCAGAGCTACAACGAGTCTTCATCGAAGTGAAGAAGTACCCGTTGACCTCTGTTATACAGATAGCACAGATGAACAGAAACATCGAATCTTCTGAAAGGATTAATAACCCGCTGTCGCATTACCCTATGCGTAGCGATATATCATCGTCCGATGCAGTATTCCAAGGCAGCGATTATGTCTTGGTGCTTCATAGACCTGAGATATTGAACATACAAGAATATGGTCCGAATCATTTACCTGTACAGAACAAAGTCTATATTCACATCCTGAAGAACAGGGATGCTGGTAAGCCTTGTATCCTTGAATTCGAGAATGACCTTATGTACAATAATCTCCTTGAATGTTAACTGCTCGGGCAAGTATTAACATTTAAAAGAAAGGCTGAATTATGACAAAGTATACTTTTTCTCTTAAGAATAACTCTTCTACTTTTTGTGCACCCAAGTATAAGTCTACAGATTATTCTAAGATTCTTGATGATCTCATTAATGCTGATATAAAGGAGAAGAATCCTTGGTTGAACACAACTACAGCAGATACCATTAAGATTAAGATTAACACTGGTAAGAACGATAATATCATTGAGAACATCTACAATGCTACTTTCAATGATGAGTTTACTAAGGCCTGTAAGTTCCTTGAGAACTATGGTAAGAATACTTGTCCGTTCATCAAGGATAAGATTTACTACCTGACTGACGGTACTCCGTTCTATCTGACTGATGATTATATTACCATCGGTTTCGAGACTTTCTACTTCTATGAGTTTGGTAAGCCTACCTTCTTTACGAAGTTGAGTGATAGCATGAAGAAGACGATCGCCACTATCTATATTGACGGTCTGAAGATTACGATTAAGAAATAATTTAGTAGAAACTATGAGCTTAGTACTACCTACAGAACGTGTTCCTGCGACTAAGTTCAACCCAAAACGTGTCGTGATATATGGTCAGGCGAAGATTGGTAAGAGTTCTGCTCTTGCTCAGTTGAAGAACAACCTGATCATAGATACTGAAGGTGGAACAGAATATATGGACGCAATGGCTGTGCAAGCGCGCACAGTCGAAGATCTTGGCCAAATTGCTCAAGCGATTCGAGAGAAGAACGCAGAGTGTGGCCATAACTTCTACAAATTCATAACAATTGACACGGCTACCAAGCTTGAGGACATCTGTCTTCCTTGGGCCGCGAAACTATATAAGGCTACAGTTGATGAAAAGTGGACTGGAACAGATGTTCGAGACATAGCATTTGGCGCTGGATATCGAGTATTATACAATTGTATAGATCGAATACTGTCTATGTTTGAAGGCCTGTGTGATACGTTTATTATAACATGTCATACTTACGAAGATGTAGATGGTAAATCAGACGCAATTCAGCGTACTTCACTATCGTTGCCTAAACAGACACGAAAGGAAGTAGAACGATTTTACGATTGTATCGGGTACTGTTACCGCAAAGGTAAGGAGACGCACCTCTCATTTGTAGGAGGGGACAACTATATGAAAGGTACCCGAATAGAACACTTGCGAGACAAAGACTTTGTAATAGGAGAATGGGATGAAGAGAACAATGTACTTGTAACACATTGGGATCAGATTTTCAAATAATTGTTATACCATTAAAACACAGGAATTATGTATAGTACAAAAACAGCAACAACAAACACACAGGAGTTTAATAGCTCCTATATGCCAGTAGGTATTAATGAGAATGTGACTTTGAAAGAGGTGAACGTAAAGAAGACCGATAATGGCCGTGATTTCTTAGAGATTGTCTTTGAGAATGAGCAGGGTCAGACAGCAACTATGACCGAGTGGAAGAACGAGAAGAATATGTGGATCAAAACTGATGAAGACCTTCAGAAGCGTGATGATCAGCAGTTCGGTCGTATTCTGCAGGTTATAGACGCAGTATGTGGAAAGCATGATGAATTTGAAGGATCTTCGTTCGTAGAAATGATTAATTGGACTAAAAACCAAATTGATTCTGCAAACAGTAACCTTCCTACTCTAAATGCTGTTCGCCTTAAGGTTGTTTACGACAAGAAGGGTTATACGAAAATAAGCTCTCTTGGTATTTTCATTGAACCTATGGATGTTGCAAAAGAAGAGTCGCAGATTAAGCTTTGGAAGAATGATCTTCTGGAGCGTCCTATTGTGGCAGATAAAGAACCTGTCACAGATCCGCTCGCTGGTAACAGTGCTCCGGTGACTGCAGACTCTACAGGTGCTGACGACCTGCCCTTTTAATTTATTTTTATTAAATAGGGAACAACTACGTAAACGTTTTCCAGATATATGGTTTAACGGGATGTGGTTAATATAACAGTCAGTGGTGCTGATGACCACCGTTTTAATAACGGAAACGATCGATACATTCGATACACGGATCAGGAATTATGGTGCTGACAACCAAAACTAACAATGAACATAAGCCTGTAGCAGGATTAAGATGTTGCCGTCAAACGGGTCTGAATGCTACTAGTTTAAAAGGTCAGTGGTGGAGGTTGATGGGAGTTGAAAAAGATGCGGAGATAAGTAGATTAAGTTCGAAGTACACGTGTCACAACGATCCTGTCAACCCCTAACAAATCGATACGAAACTTGGAATCTGTGATACTAATGGTCTAAAGTGCAGGAAGAAGGTGCTACCAAAACAAACAGATGGGTTAAAACGTATCTGGAATCAGTAGTCTAGAGGTTATGAC